GAAGCAGCAATTCAACGCAGTCCTTCAAGATAACGTGGTGCCAAAATGAGCCGAACTTCAAAAGCTGCAAAGCTACACATGATAACCGCGCTTACCAGTTATGCAGATAGCGGTGCGGGTGCAGCCACCATTGTTTTTTATGATGATACGATGCCAGCCACAACTGAAGACGCCGCAAATGATAGCGCCAAATTAGTCACGCTCACATTGCCAGAACCATGCTTTAAAGAGGTCACTGTTGATTACGTTGAGCTATATCCAAGTGATACCGCTACCGTAATTAAGACGGGTACAGCAACATGGGCAAGATTGTTTAATGGCGCAGGTGCAAGCGTGATGGATTTGGTTGTTGGCACTGACATTGCACTAGCAAATACAAGCCTTGCAGTGGGCGGCACACTAAACGCGCAGTCAATTAAATTACAACCATAAGAGGTGGACTATGGCAGGCATACGCTTAGAGTTTTCGCAATTTGGCGACTTTGATAGCTTTGATATTTTGCGCTCAACCAGCCCAATGGACATTGCTGCGCTGCCTAGCCCGATTGTCGCAGGCTTAGCAACCATGTATTACGTTGACACTGCTGTTGTAGAGGGTGCAACGTATTACTACAGAGCGCGAGTGTGGCGTGGCATTGAGTCACAAGTTAGTAATGAGATTAATGTTTTGGTAAGCGCAGCAACAGGCGATGATTATTGGTCAAATGTTGCGTCATTAGTACATTTTGATGAAGCGGATGCGCCATCAGACATAAAAGACGAAAAAGGATTGATATGGTCGCTTGTAAACGGCGCAGCACTATCCAGTCTTGATTCAAAGTTTGGCTCTGCTAAAAGTATGTACACTACGGCAGCTGCCACGGGCTACGCAATATCAGAGCAAACCAATGCTTTTTACTTTAACTCCGATGACAAATTTACCCTTGAGTTCTTTTACAAAAAAATGAATAACAGCGGAAACGCTACACCCATCGCTATTGTTTCTGAATCAATTGGTACAACCGTTCGATGGGCATTTTTTATAAGGTTTGGCGAAAACCCAAATTGTGCGGTGTGGGACGGCGAATCAGTATTTTTGGATGCGTCAATTGGCATTGCGAATTTTAAATGGACTCATTTCGCTTACACCAAAGACGGAAATACCAACAAGCTTTTTATTGATGGGATTTTAGCCCAGACAACCACAAAAGCGACTAAGGGCTACCCACTATCTAAAATAATTATAGGCAAAGAGCAAGCGACCACTGGTGTGACATTCACAGGCTATGTAGACGAGTTACGCATCACTAAAGGGGTTGCTCGATATACTGGAAACTTTACTCCGCCCGATGCACCATTTCCGAGTAGCTAACTATGGAAGACTTAAAGCCGCAAGGACTGGTCGGGCTTTATCAAGTTGAGCCTGCACCTAGTCCATTAACCAAGCCCTATGATCTAACTGCTAAATATGATGCGGCGGCGGGTGATGATAGTGTTGCTGGCACAATTGATACTGTCTTAGACACCAGTTTTAGCTTTGATGTTGAAGCGGTATTTAGTGAAAATTTGTGCACAATTGATACCGTTTTAGATACTAATTTCAGCTTTGAAGTTGATGCTACATTTGATATTAATTTCATTTTAGGACTAAATCATTTAAGTGTTTTTGGCTATCAAAAAGCTTTACCCGCATTACTTGAAAGTCATGTCAGATATAGCAAAGCAAGATTTAAGGCGCATAACAGCGCCTTTATTTTTGAGCGTGGTTTAAGTTTATCCAATGCTGTGATGACAAGTTTTGATAAAACTCAGCAGCTACAGCGTGCAGTCTGTTCTGTCTTTGAAGAAACAACGAATCTTTCGAGTGACTATCAAGTCGTGTGGCAAGAGAACGATAAAAGATTCATTGCTCGAACTCTTGTTTTTGAAGAATCTGAAAAGTTGCTGATTAATCGTCAGACTAGTTGGCAGGAAATGATTAGAAAGCGTAAGAAAATTACGTTTAGTCATGAAGTCGCTGAAGTATTTGAAAAACGTTTCATATTCAAGCATGACAAAGGTTTAGAACTGGTCACAACGGATTCAATCGCGTGGGACGTGGCAAAAGCAGTCTATTATCGCAAGTCATCTGTCGACCCAATTGTTCCGCAGCCACTGCCTGAGTATGTTGGTTCAACTGACCTTAATTTCGTATGTCTATGTCATGACATTGATTCGCATAATGTAGTTTTAAATTTTGGCGCTGATGAGTGTATTCCAGGTCTTGCGCCTGTTGACTGGTGGTATATCGTGAATGATTTAAAAGTAACTCGTCTTGATAATGGGCAAGAAATACAGGTCAACAACGGTGATTATCGTTGTGACCGCAGCTCGTGGTGTTGGTCCTACAATCTCACTATCCCATTTTATGAGAAATCAAAGTTAGAGCCGATAAATGGGCAGCCTGTGATTTTAAAAATCATGATCAATGGCAATGAGCATCGAATGTTGCTTGAGAACATTTCACGCTCTAAACAGTTTGCAAAAGACGTTTATAAGTTATCTGGTCGTAGTCCTACGGCTTTACTTGATGCGCCATATTCGCTGACTCGTTCTTTTACTCAAGAGAATGAGCGAACGTCAGTACAATTGGTACAGGCTGAACTTGACCGAGCGAATAGCGATATTGTGCTGAATTGGGAGCTGATTGATGCATTAGGTTGGGTACTACCTGCAAATAGTTTGAGTTATTCGAATTTAACCCCGATTGCTGCAATTAAATTGATCGCAGATGCGGCTGGTGGCTTTATCTACAGTGAGCCGAATAGCAATACATTGACGATCAAGCCAAAGTATAAAAAGACTTTTTGGGATTCGATTGCAATTAATGAATATGATCGGATTATTCCTGAATCTGTTGTGACTGACTTATCGACTGATTACACAATGTATCCAGACTATAACGGGGTGTTCTTAACCAATGACCGCAATGGGAATACTGGGCAAGTGAAGCGTGTAGGGACATCTGGTGATGTGTTGCAAGAGCCGGTTAATAGTCCATTGCTGACATCAACGACAGCAATGCATAGCAAAGGTCGTGAAGTCTTAGCAAAGGCAGGCATGGTTGAGACACATAGCTTATTGATGCCAATTACTCAAGAAGTCGGTCAATGTTTACCAGGTGAATTGACTGCTTTCAACAGCGATTGGTGGGGCATAACAGACGGGGTAGGCGGATCATTTAGTTATGAGAAAGTGGTACAGACAGCATCAATAGAGAGGGTGAATCGTGAGTAATGCATTATCGAGACTTTTAGATTTATTGCCCAAAACGCCTGAATTTATTGCGACAGTACAAAATGCTGATCATCCCAATTACAAGGTTTTAGTCGTGGACGGCACAGGGCTTGTGCTGTGCACCAGTTCAACACGTTTCAACGTAGGTGATCGAGTGTACATCAGTGGAAATGAAATAAAACGAAGTGCACCCACGGGTGTTGTGTATCAAATCGAAGTTTAACTTTAAAACATAAATATAGCCGCCATTTTAGGCGGTTTTTTATTATCTGGAGAAATAGGAATGCAAGAAAATACAATCCCGTGGGTAATTAAAATCTTCCCAGCCGTTGTAGGGGCGATTCTTGCTCTTGTTCTGAGTGGGGATATTGACGCAAATGGCAAGATTCAGGTGTCACTTGGCGTCATTACTAAATTCGTTTGTAGCGTCACAGTTAGCTTGTATGGCGGTTCAGCATTTATAGAGCATTACGGCTTTCTAAAATCAACAACTATGTTCCAAGGCTTCATTATGTTGATGTTTGCTGTGTTCGGTTTGCTGTTTATCGGCATTGCATATCAATCGATTGCGCTATTAAAAGGCAAGTCAATATCTGCTGTGATTGCAGAAATTAAATCTGCATTTGTTGCGATTATTAGCGGTAAGGGTGGTGATCAGTGAGCAAGATAATAACTATCACAGCAGGGCATAGCAATACAGATTCAGGGGCAGTTAACGGCAGTGATCGTGAAAGTGACATCGCCCGAGATATGCGGAATATTGTTGCGCATTATCTGCGAGCCAAAAGCATCAATATTAGAACTGATGGGGAAGGCAAAGGAAATGCTTCGCTCAATGAAGCAGTCAAGCTCATCAAAGGATCAGCAATAGCAGTTGAGTTTCATTGCAATGCTGGTCCAAAATCAGCAAAAGGCGTTGAAGCACTTGCTCAGCCAAAAGACAAACTAATTTCTCAGAAACTTTGTAGTGCTGTTTCATCTGTTATGGGTAATGTAGTTCGTGGCGATAAAGGTTGGAAGCCTGAAAACTCTGGACAACACTCTCGTCTGGCATATGTTAGTAATGGCGGCATCATTCTTGAACTATTTTTTATCTCAAATGATGAAGAGCTAAAAATCTGGAAAGATAAGAAGTGGTTGATTGGCAAAGCTGTTGCTGACGTATTATCCAACCACATCTCTTAAATTTTAACGAAATGCAAAAGCCCTCTAATGAGGGCTTTTGTTTGCTGTGTACATAAGTGTGTACATATTGCCGTGTTTCGATTTTTTAATTGATTCTGTGTACATATTATTTTTAGAGTTTGAAATGGCATTATCAGAAGCTTGGCTAAAGGCAAACAACGGTAAAGAGCGTGAAGCTTTCACAAGCTAAATACGATCTGTATTTAGATTTTTCATATCAGTACGGCACAGCAGCATTTGCAAATTCATCAATGCTTCGAAACTTAAAAGCGGGCAAGTACAGAGCAGCTTGTGACTCATTGCTGAAGTACAAGTACGTTGCAAAACGAGATTGCAGCATTCGTAAAAATAACTGCTATGGCGTTTGGACTCGACAAGTAGAACGTCATAAAAAATGTCTGGAGGCTCAGTGATGTCTGAATTCACCAAGGTAAGTAAGGTTTTGCTTGAATCTAATGGCATCTATTTCATCGAATGCCCAGGATGTAAATATTTGCATCCTTTGCATGTTGGTTCACAGCATAAAATTCGATGGGATTTTGATGGAAATGTAGAAAAACCAACATTCTCACCGTCATTAATGGTGAATGGTGGGCATGAAAATCAATGTCATTCATTTATTCGTAGTGGCCAGATTCAATTCTTATCAGATTGTCATCATGAATTAGCAGGACAAACTGTTGAATTGCCTGATGTGGAGGAGCTTTAAAAATGTGGATTGTAATAGCTGCAAAATTTTGGCGAGAAATTATTATTTGTTTTCTCGCTTTTTTATTGCTGATTACTTTGTCTGTTTTAAATCATAAAGCAGGTCAATTAAAAGCAGCGGATCAGAAGTGCATTGCTCAGATTCAAGAAATTGAGCGTAAGCAAGCTAAGGCTTTGGCGGAAGCTCAAAATAAGGCAAATGAAGTGAGTTCGGATTATGAACAAATTAAAGCAGAACAACATGCAAAAGTCGAAACAGTTACGCGTACAGTGCAAAAGATCGTTGAGCGTCCTATTTATCTCAATCGCTG